TTCAATAGTGATTGCTCAATAGTTGCATCATCAATTTTTATGGCAAGTTTTAATTCTTCAACCATTTAACTTCTCCTTCCTATATTTCATATTTCTTTCTAAAATCTTTTACTATATATTTGTAAAAATTAACCATTTCGTTATATGCATTGAAATTAGCTGGCACACCATATCCGCCATGCCAATCACCACCATGCCAAGTTCCTAATGGATTAAAAAAGAATTTGCTTACATAATCTTCACCAGAAATTCTTGATTTTTTACCATAGTCATTCATACTTTCACCAGATATCTCAATTCCACTAATCACACTTGAATTAGTAGATTTAAAATATGGAATATATGAATTTCTTAAATTGCCCGTTCTATCATAGTGTGGAGGATTCGTCTGATATGGCTCTCCATAATACCAATCAAGAACACTTCTATAATGTTCAGTCATTTTATCTTCAAATTCTTTTGCTATCTTTTCTGCTTGTTTTTGTGCAATAGCATGCAGTTGTTTCTTCAACTCTGGGCTTATCTTTGCCATTCCAATCACCTCCAAAATTTCACTATAATTTCACTATTTTTACACTAAAATAGGAGAGCAGTGTATAATCACTTAACTCTCCATAAGAAAAACCCTATACGCTATGACACGTATAGAGCCTATTTATAATTTCCATTCCTTGTGCTATAATTAATTTGTCTGATAGTAGATTGTGTGCAAAAGTGGCACAATCCGTTATGCATTATTATCAGATGAGAAACACAATTTCTCCACAAAGATACATGACTTGCGTCATAGAAAGGAGCATATTGATGATAGCAATTTTATTCATCACCGTACTTCTGATCGTCTTACTTCCTGTTTGGATTTATGTGCGACACCACCGCATGAAAGACATTCGTGTGAAGTTAGCACTGTTCAGAGGTATAGATATTAGGTGCTCTTTCTATAAGGACTAGAAAGACACAAGGATTGAAAGGAGAATGAAAAAGTCCACGGCAAACCAGTCGTGGCTTTTTTCGATTTTTAAAACCAATAATCTAATATCACATAATAGAAATCATCATCACTTCGTTTCCATGAACCAATTATTTCCACATCTTCATTTGTATCCATAATAGTAAATACAAACTTTACACTATCACTGATTAATATATAATTAGTTTCATTTACGCAATAATCCTTAATCTCTTGTAAAGAATGAAATTCTCTATCATCAAAATATTCTTCTCTGCGTTTTGTATCTGGATTATATCGTTTCTTTTTCTGTCTGATAATCATATAAGTTTTTACACCTCTTTGAAAGCACTCTTATTTCCTAATCTCTCAAAACTCTCTATTAACTTATTTAGAGTCTCCTCATCAAGATTTCCGATGCTTTCCTTAATTGCACCAGATATACTATCAAGCGCAACAGTGCCAAGCTTCTCAATTTTTGTAATCTGATTTTTGATAAACGAATGAATTTCATACTCGTTATCATACTGATCTTTTACAACCATATCACAAAGCGACTTGAACTCTGATAACTCTGACGGATCAATTAATGAACGAGTTGTCTCAGTACTAATCATTAACTTATCAAGGAATCCAGAACTCTTTAACATATCATACTCATCTGCAAAACTAGCTGACTCTGATGCAAGATTAGTATAGTCCTCAATAATTGTCTTAACGAAAAAGAGATAATTGAAGGCTGAATTAGCAGCAAAATTTCCATCAGAATCTATCATTGTTGCCTTCATAAGATTCTTGGCTCTTACTAACTTCTGAGTAAATGGCACATACTTTGTAATCTCAATATAATCACGTATATACTCATCTTTCATGGTAGCTGTGCCACGCTTATTATATTCATCTATAAAATTTTTAATTGTAATCTTTTCCATAATTAATATTCCTTTCATTCCTTTATCTCATTCAATACCCACTTACATGAAAATACATGATCGTGAGTGTAAACAATTAATATATCATTTTGGGTATTATATTCAGTCCGTTCTATCTGTGGGCTTTCGTTCATGATTGAAATAAACTCATGAGAATTAACAGCCCAGTTATGTTTTATTAGATACTTATGTATCTCGTTGTCTGTCATGATTTTGCTTTCTTAGCTTCTTTACGAAGTTTCTTTAAAGTATCAAATTCTACCCATCCACCGTATTTTAAATTACGGCATATAAATGTAAGATTAGCTTCTGGATATTTACACCACATCATTTTCCTTTTAAGTAACGACATAGAATCAGGATTTCCTTTCACATCGAAAACCTGTAAAGTACCATCAGCCCATGTTACATTAAAATCACTTCGATATTTAATTGGTAGAATTATTTTTCCATTATATTTAAATTTTTCTTGAAGAACATATTCTACTTGGCGTTCATAGGATAATATTTCTCCACTTTTCATCCTAGGCTCAATGAATTCTTGCAAAAATCTAAGCTCCGTTAGGCTGTCGTAGGTCACGCCTTTATATGTTCGATTTTTCTTACCTTGTTCTGAAATATCTACATGATATTTCGATTTAGCTTTTGCTATTCCCATTCACTTCCTTACATAACAAAAGAGCAGCCTCCGAAGAAACTGCTCTTTCCTTTAATATTAAATTCTAAATGTGATAGGTCGTAGTTCCCAATGTGCATTAGGATATTTACCTATATTACTTATTACGAAATTATGTACTTCATTCATATCTCCAAAGTTCTTATCAATATGAATTACTTTACCTCCTAATAATTCCAATTCTTCACAGATTACGTTGTAAAATGTTTTCTCCATATCCATACCAATTCTCCTTATCTTTTAATACAAAACAAATCGTACAAATCAACATGTAATGCATGAGATAAAGATACTGCATGAGAGAGTAGTATATCAGAAGTATATCCATTTTCAAGATTGGATATTGCAGTTGCTGACAATCCTGTACGTCTCGCAAGTTCTGATATTGACATATTCTGTTGATACCTATATCTGCCTATTTCATTCTTCATGTATTTAGTCTGTGTATAATCTGTTTTTCTATACATATATAATAAGGAAGAAATTCATAAGTTGAATTACTGGATTTTATGGTATAATAAAAAATTAGGATTCGTCTTTAATTGGTAAAGATAAGACTTCGGGCTTTAATTTGTCATGATAAATATCATTACCGCCAGCAGCTTCATAAATAGAACCTAATTCTGTAAATGTTTTAAGTCCTGATTTATCAACATACTCCTGTTCAACAAACTTACTATGTAAATCATATAATTGACTTCTCAGGGTAGCAACAGTTTTCGCCTTGTCTTTTATTTCTTTTTTAATTAAAGAATTTTTAATATCATCTATTCCTTGAGAAATTTTGGTTATCTCTTTATACTGCCAGTTATCATGCTTTTCTAAAGTGGCTATTTTCTTGTCCAATGTTTCTTTATCAGACTCAAACCCAAATTTTACACGTAAAGCTCTTTTGGCTTTCTGAAATAAAAATACTATTTTATCTATTCCCAAAATTATTATAAATACGCCCAAGATAACAGTTGGAAAATCTAAATTCATTAATGCTTTTATTTCATCCATTTATATTGCACCATCTGAGCCTTTCCTATATTAACTTAAGAAATTCAGATGCTGTAATTTTAAGACCATCATCTCCAAACTTCTGTCTTGAAGCCCTCACAAGACCATTACCATATTTACCAGGACATTCTACACCATTTGGATTAATACCATTAAGATACATAAGTATCTCAGCGGCAGTTACCATATACTGTCTTTCTCCCTTTTTAACATAATGAGAGCCAAGAGCTGCCTTAGACTTTCTGCCAAATGCTCCGTCTTCATCAATACCCTTTTTATAATCAAGGTTGATAGCATGTTGCAAAACTCTGGCTTTCATTCTGTTGGTTTCTTTTCCGACAAGTCCATCAACAGCGATTGTATGTCCAGTAAAATTAATAGCATGTTGCTGTCCTAATCTTACGAGTGGATTTCCACTTGGTTTTGGAGTAGAAACAGATGGCTTTGGAGTAGAAGTAGCATTTCCACCATTAGAGTACACTACATTACCATTTGCATCATAAACATTATATCCAGATCCACATTCTCTTTTTGCATTATCCAAATTGTTATAAGCACCTGTCTGTGATTTTACATCAGACCATGATTTTCTAACTCTGTATGGGGTAGGGGCAGAAGTAGTAGAAGAAGTTGAACTATGAGAAATTTTAGAATGAAATTCATTTTCCCATCGGCTATTGTCTACCCAATAACTAGGACATAATTTGCCATTAACATCGTAATGTCTTATGACATTTGATTCCGAAACTCCATACTTTTTCATAAGCTCCCTAACTAAGTTTAAAGCATTTTCAATTGTTGCATTGCTTGGATAAATTGTATTATCTTTCGTGTCATCACATAACTCAATATTTAAAGTATTTGCATTTTTTGCAATTCCATAAAGTCTTCCACCAGCATTATGGTATTTATTTCCACCAACAGACCATGCAATTCTATTATCAGGAACAGAATGTACTATTGAATCTGAGTCTACAAAATAATGTGCAGAAGCCCTTCTGTGCGCACCTTGAAAATATTTTCCGTTATTTTCCGCAGTATCTCCATTATTACCTGTGTAATGAATTACAATATATTTAATATTACTTGTAGGTCTAGTAGCTCCATAATTTGTACTAGAAGCCCATATCTCATTTATAACGTAAGACATATTTATCCTCCTTTCTAATTTTCTTTCAATAAAAAAGAACCAGTATTTTCTACTGATTCTTCAACATCTTCTTTGTATCTCCATATATAATTTTTAGACTTATTTTTACATCTAGCATTTGATATTATTGTTCCTCTCGGAATTCCAGTTTTATCATTTGCTTCTTTTGTTGAATTATATTTTGCAATAAAATCTCCATCAATAGTAAACTGATAAACTTCTTTATTAAAAATCATATTTCTTTTATCATAGTATGTATTAACCTTTAACGTATATGTACCATCTATTTTTATTACATTATCGGCATGTGCCCATAAATAGTTCCCTGCCATTCTATTTTTTGAACATGCAACACATATGCTATGTCTATCTATTTTGGTTTCATCAGACGCTCTTTTTGCCGAATCGTACATTTTGATAAAAACACCATTCATATCAAATTGATATGTTTCTTTTGACGAGTGGTTATCACCATAAAAACTATGTATATGATTTTTAGAAATTTTTTGTTTTGTTTCTTCTGAAACAAATTTACCAGTGTTAGAAATTCGTATTTTTTCTTTTACTTCATCACTTAATTTAATTCCTGCTCGACCATATTCACCGCCAGAAGATTTATTATATCCATGCTTTACATCATTAGAATCTAATTCTCGAATCAATATCTTTTCCATTTCACAAGCTTCATCTTTTGTCAAATGTTCTGCAAATATTTCATGTTCAAAATTATCCCATCCGTATTTCTGAATAGCTCTCCAAAAATGTAAATTATTTCGGTAACCTTTTCCGTTACGCCAACGTGCACTGATAGGATTTTGAGAAGTAATACCAACATAATATTTATCAGACGGAGAAATATGTATATAAACTGACCATATATTATTTTCTCTATAATTTATCATATTTTATTTTTCATGCTTTAGATCATACAAACTCGTTTCAATAAGGCTTGATAAATAATCCTCGAAATCACTATTAGCTTCTTTGAGACATTTATATACTGACTGATTAAGTGCCTGAATTGCTTTCTGTTTTGCAATTTCTTTTACTTCATTCATCTTATCCTCAGTCCATGCATCAGTACCCTTTATGTCTTTGACCTCTGTTTCATATACTGACTTGACAGCATTTTTAACTTCTCTATAAAGAATCAAGGCATACTTATCAAGTTTCTTTGTCTTCAGATATTTATAAATCTGTGTTCCAATTGGAACTAAAATTACTGTCCAAATAGCAGAGAGCAGTGTCATCCAATCTAAGCTTCCTAAAAAATCTTTCATTGATTAGTCCTCCTCTTCATCAATTTTCTTACTATTCCATTCTTTATATAACTCATTTATTTCTTTTGATTTTAGCCAGGCAAAAACAACACGTTTATTTCTGCCTGGAAAAATATCAACTAATTTCCCTCGTGACAAAGGTGAACTTAAATACATACAATTTTGAGTCATATTAGGAATGTAAATTACATCTTCTGAATCGTATTCCCAATTAAATACGTCACTATATTCTTTAATATCCGTTCACTCCATTCTATTTATATATTATTTAATAAGCGTAAAAAATAGGGTTACGTAAATACTGAATAGTAAATGCGTAACCCTATACAATCAAAAAATTTAACTTACTATTCAATATAATCATTTCTTCTGTACCAGCTTATTATCAGTTTTTGAAGTCTGTTCTTTATTAGGAGTAGTATTAACTGTCTTTTTATTTTCTCCTAAAATTTCATTAATGACCTTTTTGACATCTTTATCAAAACTATCCAACTCGGATAAATCACATTTTAATAATTCTTCTTTTGCTTTTGCTTTATCTTTTGTTTTATTATATTCATAAATTGCTAGATAAATTGTATAGTGTGGAAGAGTATCAGTTACTGTTCTCCAAGGAGTATAAGTTTTAATATTCTGACATGTATGACAAACTCTATAAGGTTTTCCACATATTGCGCAAATTGCGTTATTTTCTAATGACATATAATAATTCCTTTCATAAAAAGAGTGGTATATTTCAACCACTCTTATTTTTTAAATTAGTCCTCAGATACTAAGATATCGAAAAGCTTACCATCCTCAGCACAGTACTCCTTATTAAGAACATAAGAAGCTGGATGTTTACCATCAGACTTAAGAGAAAGCTCTACGCTTGATGGATCAATCTGTGCTCTTGGACAACGGATAACACCGGCATATACAAGGTTCTTATTACATGGATCGTGGAAGATTGCATGGATAAGAAGTGTCTTAACCTCTGGTACACCATCAGTTCTCTTAATTACCTGAACTGCTGTAGCTGTCTCCTTCTCATAGTTTACAAATACACGACCAGTTGTTCCCTCTGGAAGAGTAATTGTTCTATTAGCTGCATCAATAGTGAACTTGTCTTCACCCTTTGTAGCAGATACAGTATATGTCTTACCGAATGTGTTATTGTCATTAATAACCTTAACATACTTAACCTCTGCACCCTTTGTACCAATTGGAACATATTTAAGCTCTACAGTTGCACCAGCTCCAATTGCAATTGTCTCAGATACAGGCATCTTAATCTTATTTGTATCAGAAGCTACAGCCTTTGTTGAACCAAACTGTGAAGCAGCAAGGTCAAGAGAGAAGAGTGAGTTAGTGAAATCAAATGTACCTTTCTGTGCCTGATAGAATGTCTGGATTGGTGTACCCATAGCATCAGTAACATCTGTACCATCAGCGCTTGTCTTAAGTGATGGATCTTCGACCTGTGTATATCTACCAGTAAGCTCCATTGTAGCAGGATCATATTCCTCTACGGCTCTAATTTTCTCAAGAATTAATTCATTTGGGTTAAAGTTAGCCATTTTTATTCCTCCTTAATAATTTTGTGACAATAAAAAAAGAACTCTAATCGAGTTCTCCAAGCCAATCTATTTGTTTTTTGTCTATATCATCAAAGCTTATTCCGAAACCAGAATAGCCAGATTGCAACAATAATTGTGCATTTTTAATTTTTTCTATACGTTTTACAGAATCCATAAACGCATTAATTTTCATATTCCAAACTTGTTCATGATTATATTTAAATCCTTCTGAGTTGATCATAGCGGATATCATATTTTTTAATTGAGAATGATATTCTTTATTTTTTGCTCGTTCCATTTCTTCTTTTGCATCTTCTATTAATACCATTTTAGTAGAATTATTAGCTGGAATTCTAAAATCTCTTTCAATGAAATGTGTTTTGCAAAGATAATCAATTATCATATTATAGGTAAATTCATCTATTATTACTGGTTCTAAAGATACCTCATCGAAGATATAATTGCCGAATCTATTATCTTCTGATAATTGATTTATTAAAGTATCTTCATCTGTATTAACGAATTTTGCAGCATCAATTAAACTTGTAAAATGATGTAACTTTTTACCTTTTATATTACTACCAATTAATTCATAGATATTCCCTGTAGGAATTGCTTGATACAAAAAAATTGAATCATCATCTTCTTTTTGTCGAACCTGAAATTTAGAAAAATCTAAATCTCCAAATATAATAGAAGTTTTTTTAATTGGGAATGCTTTATAGAGCAGTGTATAGAATAATTGAAATGGTTGTATTTCAGTATAATCTATTCCACCTTCCCATAATTGTACTTTTAAAGATTGGGGCGTAGCTGTAAAGTTATACAACATTGAATAATAATCTTTCTCTGAAAAATCACATATTTCACCCAATGTAGGTTGATGCAAGATAATATGTTTTTGAACTATAAAATCTTCACCACGATATATCTTTAGTTCATCATTCTCATAATGTTCTTCCTTGCCTATTGCCAAGATTCGTTATTCCTTATATACGATTGCTCACCAAACGGGCTATATGTAATTCCATTAATATCATAATAAATCTGAAATACCAATGTTCTTACTACATAGTTATTATCTGTCATAGATTCTTTAGATGAGATTAATTTTGTCTGTAATCCAAAGATATTAGACCAATTAAATTGTTCTCGTATAATAGAAGCTATTAAATCATGACGAGGCAAGCCTGTAAGTTTATCCATACGGTCATTTCCATGAACAAATATTGTGAATGTTATTTCTGTATTTTTATTTATTTGAGAATATCTTGGAATTTCATCAAAACCAACTTGATAACATATATAATGTTTTACTTCCGTTTGAGTATCTGGAATAAATAAAAAAGGACGGATATTTGAATTGCTTCCAAAATATCTATCCCATTCTCCAAGCGGTTCATATTTTTTATTTTTTTCATCCCATTCCCAATTTATATTTCCCTTATCATTAAAAAGTTCGGATTCTAAATCTTTTTCATTAAGAGCATATAACAGATAAGGATTGGACAATAATGCCTTTTTAATTTTTTGTTTGTAAACAATATTATCGTCATCAGGAGTTTTTCTATATGCTCGGAGTTTATTTAGCAAATCAGTTTTAGATACTATTTTATCTTCTATCATATTACCTCCTTAATCTGTTATTTCTAATTGTAATTTATTACTTTCAATTGTAATAGTCTCATTTGTAATAGTGCAGTAAATAGTCAGAATCTTACCAACATAATCATAATCATCAGGAAACTTTATTTTCATTTGGCAGAAAGAAATGTCGTTTCTGATAATACTTTTATATTCTTCATCATCTATTTCAAAGTGCCAATCAAAATTTGATTTACTATCAAATGTATCAGTAACATCTTCACCAGAATTATTTGAAAGTTTGATATTAAGTGTTCGATAAGAGCCACCAACTTTAATTGTTGATGCTGATGAAGTAATCGTAGCCAAGATATTTGTAACTGGTGATGGAGTTGGTTTAGTATCTGGATCTGTTGGGGTGATTTCTGAATCGAAATAGTTCGCATACATTTCCCCTGTTTCAAGATTGACATAATCCGTATGCTCGTTAAAGAAATTACTATAAATAGTTAATTTTTGTATCCCGAATGGTTGAACATTTTCACATTTTGTCACAGTCCATGCTGACGGGCGATCAGATAATGTGCTAACTAATAGACGCATATTTTTTGAATCCTCTGATGTATACCAGAATTTGCTAGTAATATCATTCATTGGTAGCCAAATTTTATCTTGGTTATCAACATGTGTAAATCTTAAATCTGTGTAAGTTCCAATCGTATCAATATGTTACTCTATTGGTTCGTTAATCCAATAAAGATAAAATTATAAAACTATGCTGCGGTATATTCTATGTATCTATCATATTTTCTTTGAAGATATAAATCTGCATCTTTATACATCCAATTCATAAGTTTAATAGCAGAAGTACCAGTAATACTTGCAACTTTTGTTATTCCGTTATGACAAGATGCATCATATATTCCGCAATAAATACCAAGTTCTTTTTCAACTATATCTTTTATTTTTTCACAAAAGTTTTCTGTAGAAGTAATTGTTAATGTAATATGTTTGTTATTTTCGTTTTTTATATAACGATAAACACTCCCATCGCCGTCATAGTATCCACGAACAAAATGAGAATATAAATCTTTTGGAATATTTGGAAATTCTAAAACAAGACTTTTATTCCTTACAGCACCTAATTTTTCTAAAGAATTACACAAATGCCTACTATTCATGTTTAATGTACACATATTATTGTATGAATAGTTCTTTTCGCTCTTTCTATTAGATTGATCTATTATTTTTAAAGGATTATTACTTTTGATTTCTTTACTAATATCTTCTAATAATTTCTTATCACTTTCTTGTAAAGAAATGTAAGCCGTTCCTTTTGGTGGGAAATTACACCCATCTGCAAAAAACAAGCCTAATACATATGCCTTGTTTGGTGTATCAATATTGTCAAAATACTTTTCGTTTAAATGATATTTTCTTTGACCGTTATTCACACGTTTAATTCCAAATTCATCTAATATATGACAAATCTTATTATAATTACATCCCATAATTTTACCTATTTTGGTAGTTGATAATTTGTCTTCAACATATAATTTAACAATCTCTTCTTTTTGTTCTTTTGTAAAAATTATTTCATTATAATTTGGTATTCCATTTTTCATTGCTTATTCCTCCTAAAAATTGCAATATAAAAAGACGGTAATCTACTTATTAGGAGTAAGTAGAAGTGGTTTGCAACCCACTGTCCCGTCTAATTAACTATTCTCTATTTATAATTTTATTTTCTCTGTATCTATACAGAAGGTCAGAGCATATCAACACCATATTCTAAAATAGAACTTAGGTGGTTTCCATTAACCCACTTGGGTACATGCTCGTTGAACGTTCCTCTGTTCGAGGCTTCGCAGCTGATTATTACTTATTAATAGCACTTAGCACATTATGAAAACATAATGCTTTTATTGCAGCATATGCCATCCAATTACTTTTTTCTGTCTTTCGACCACATTCACACTTAGGTATATTTCATCCTTATGTTGTAGTGTAATTGGCATTGTAAACTTCCAGCGTAAGAAAACTTTCGACATATTGTTTCCAATATGAAGCGCATACATTTACGATGATTGCATTCTTAACACAGACCACATACGTCTTTTAATTCTTTGTGTTCCACTTTTTTCCACCCACATTAATTCATAATTTGCAGGTAAGACGAGATATTTTGGAAACTGATTCGCTGGCTCATTTCTACAAATTAACCATTTATGATATACCCCTCTATCGTCAGGAATATCGCACCAGAGTCCAATTGGAAATTCGCTATTATACCTTGAATGAATTTTCTCATAATAATAAAGGTCATCACCTTCATTGAATATTACAGGCTGACTTGGACGAAACATAAGATAGTATTCCACTTGATCTTTATCCATTGACTGATAAGATTTAATAATAAACTTTGCATCTATCTTTGTCTTATTGGTATGTTCATAACTCATACCTTCAGCAAGTGAACGTGTGATTCCATGTTCATCTGTGAAAAAATCGTCATGAAAATGGTCATAGATGTAACAAGTCTTTGCTGCAAGATCGTTGTCCCATGTGAGTTCCATCAATTGATCTGCTTCAGATTTTAACTTTTCACCAAGAGTAGGATAGCTCTTTCCAGTTGAATGAGTATCTACTTGCATTTTTCTTTTATAAAAATCATATATAGACATTACTCATCACCAACTTTCATTCTTTGAAGCAAAGCACCTGCATCAAACACAAGTTTCTTATATTGATTAAAATCAAAATTATCTGACTGTAATACTGTCAATGCACATTCAAGACTGTTAATAATCTCTACAAAATCCTTTGGATAAAGTAATAGTTTATTACAGTTAGAAATTTCAAATAATAGATTCTTATGATATTTTACGACATCTATATTTTCAAAATCTTCTTTGGTGTTTTTATCTGTATACAGAACAAGCCAAAATATTTTTTTTCGTAATTTCTGCTTATAGTAGTCAATTTGAGAAATTTTAAATTCTCCATATTTATGTGGAACTAAATTATCCATTAGATCCACCATACTCGCCAAAATAATAAGTGTGACGAGACAATTCGAGTTCCCATTCACGCTTTAATTGTGTGAGCCTTTCCATATTTTTTGAATAATTATCTATAAGCTTTTTCTCCTCCTTGCCACCAATCATAGTTGCCAAATTCTTTGTATTCTCTAATTTTGATGGGAAATAATTTATGATTATTCCTTTTGCCAAAATAGTTTTAACAAATTCGGAATCATAGAAATCATCTACACTGTTTGTTAATGTAAAATTAATATTCATTATTTCATCATCAAAAGAATAAGTACTGAATTTTTTTCTAAGAAGTGGAAAAGAAGAAGTTGTATGCAGCCATTCACAGAGAACACTATAAAAATCTTCTTCTGTATAAGTTGCAAGTTCAAGATCATTAATCATTGTTAATGCTCTTTTGTATATATCTTCATAGTTTAGAGAAGGCATATTTTACCTCCTTTTTAATCAGCCGTATTAATCATTTTTCCGAAATCTGTACCACAGACTTCATCAAGAACTTTGATTTTTCTAATAGAATCAAAAGTACCATCTTCAATACGCTTTGCAACCTCTACAGTAATTGCTTTTAATAAGCCTTTTGGAAGTGTTGTAAGTGTATTTTTAAAAGCATTATTAGGTTTATTTAATACATTATTAATATCATCCATTCCATAAACTTTATCTGAATAAAATTCAGATATATCTTTCCAACGAGGATTTTCTAAAAGTTCCTCATCTTCAATGACAAATAAAGGATCATAAATATATCTTGAATGACTATTTTTTAATGCAAAAAGATCTCCATATTCTATTTCTGTTTCATCTCCATAGTTGGCAAAAACATAATACATTCCTGATTTTCCTGGAACTCCCAGCCAACCTGGGGTTACAGACCTACATAAAATTGTATCTGTCTGAGAAAATGTTTTTGGTTTAGTTGTTTTTACTTCAGTTTCTGTAACAGTAGAAGTAGTTGCCTTTGTAGTTGCTTTCTTAGTTACTGCCATATATAAATTCCTTTCTTTCCAATCTAAATAAAACGAGAGTCTATAAAATATAAACTCTCGTTTTAAAAGCCAATATTAGGCTACAATATTCCATATACCAAAGTATCTATTTACTATAGTACCTACTCCAAGTTTTGTCATATACTTAAACTCATATGTCATATCATTCTTTTCAGTAGAATCAGTTACCTCTTTTATCTGAGAATCACCCTCATATACAAGCTTAATAAACTTATTATCTGCTATAGGCATGATTAAAAGTACATTAGAATCTACCATCTTTGTAGAAGTATCGTTCTTTGCGAATACCTGTGGAATTTCTACTACACGAGTTCCCTCCCAGATACCAAGGCGACCAAGATTTCTACGATCCTTCTTGTCATCCTCGCTAATCCAAGATACATCTGCAAGGTCAAAAAGTCTTGAGAGGGCTGTCTTTGTACCCATGATAACAACTTCTGCACCACGGTTAGCTGCTTGAACATCCTCAATCATTGTTACGAAAGTTGTCTTAGCTGCTTTATTAAGAGCTGCTGTCTTATAAAACTGCTCTGAACCAGGGAGAACCTGTGTACCAGCAGAGATCACTGCCTTATAAACAAGACTCTGAACATACTGATCCATAGCCTCATAAATCTTATTTACAAGTTTTGACCAATCTGAACGACCCGTCATAACACGCTCAAACTCCTCGTATACAGAAAGTCCAACCCAGTATGTAGGGACACGGAATGTCTCATTAATACCAAGTCTCTGACGATCAAGATCCCAATGATTACCAGAAAGCTTACCAACTGTTAATACAGTTTTGTCCTCTGATTCAAATTCATTTGTATCATCCATTGCAAGATTTTTTGTTTCAACAAAATCATTAAAGAATTCGTTATCCTGCCAACCAGAAGTTAAAAGATCTTCAATTGTATCTTCAATAACCTCAAAAATCTCATTTTTATTACGTCTAATCGCATTTCGGATTTCTTTTGCAGAAGCCTTTTCATCAAGACCCATGATAAGTCTAAAAGTTTCCTTGATTTCCTTGTCTGCGTCAGCCTTCGAAATACCTGACTCAAATTCACCCTTGGCATAATCTTTTAAAAGCTGTGAAAATCCCATATATTTTGTTTCATTATTTTCAAATGCACTCTTAATATCAGCACTGAAATTTAAGAAATTCTTCTTCATTATGTATGTCCTCCTTATTTAATTAGCCATTCTTACGAACAATAACTTTGTAAAATGTTCCACCTGTGCGCTTAATTTCTTCAATGATTTCAGCATTAAATGTTGCAGTAGACTCTCCTTCAACAACCTTTAAGTTGTAACCCTCTGCCTCAATTACAGAACCTACCTTTGGAGTTCCAGAGATACCATTTGCGGAAATAGTAAATCTATCACCTGCTGCAAGTTCATATACCCTCATAATTTCATCCTTGCCGTTATAGAAGTTGTATTCATAAGTAGCAGCTAAAGGCTTTTCATCTGCACCGACTGCAACTGAAAGAATTAAACCTACACGAGAAGTAGCAGTAGGCTTAACCATTGTGTAATATTCATTTTTCTCATATTTCATCTTGTCGATATCTACGACTTTTCCATTGTCGATATCTTCAGAAGCTTTTACATTAAAAATATGTCTGCCATAATTTGTTGCACTAAGATTTGTTGATTCTGCAACAATGTGCTTTTCTACGGCTTTTAAATATGCGTTTACCATTAATAAATCCTCCTTATTTTTTGCAATAAAAAAGACCGACATAAAGCCGATCTAATCAATTATTTTTTAATTTTTTAGTTATTATATTTCTCAAAAATTCCACCATAAGGTGCTTTCTTTTTGGATTCCTTTTCTGAATTAGAATTGGACATAAATAGAACTGGACTTTTTGAAGCTTCAGGTTTGGCAGAAAATGATCCAATAGATGATACATAATCAGCAAAAATAACTTTTGCCTTTGTCTCTAAATCATCAAGAGAATAATTATCCATGTTTTTCTTTAATTCTATAAATGCTTCATTTTCTGATAAAACAGAATATTTTTCATCTGCGAGCAAAGACTCTTTCTTAGAATGAAGTTCATTCTTTTCTACATTTTCCTTGAATTCTTTAAGCTCTGTATAATTTGAACGCATAGACTCAAGTTCTGCATATTCGGAATCTGTAAGATATGTTTTATGTAATGTGTATCTCTCTCCATCATATGAAACTGTATTATTATCTTTTGTATATTTTTGACCGTAGATTTTTCCACCATCCCAACTTTCATATACAAAATATGAATCAAATACCCCAGTAATGTAATACCATTCATTATCTGCCTCTTCATATGAAGATAAAAGATTATAAAGAGCATAACGAATATCTTCATGACTTATTTCAAAAGTTCTTGTTAACGCATTATTAACTTTCTTCTTTGATTCGTCTTCTGTAGCTTCACTTTTTTTACTCTCATCTGAATTGGATTCACTAGGATTATTTTCACCTTCTTCATTTTCATCAGCAGTTGTTTCACTGCCAGAAGGAGTATCAACACCCTTACTTCCATTATCAGTAGAATCGGTTTCATCGAATGCTTTTGCAAACGCTTCGACTAATTCATTATCGGACATATTCTCATAATCAAATGTGATATCATCAACTGTCTTTTCATACTTCTGACATAATTCTTCAAATTTATTCAAGTTTTCGTTTCCTCCTTCCTTAGAATTATTTTCTTTATTGTCAAAACAAGCAGTCTCAAGTTTTTCAAGCCTTGCTTGTAGTTCAACCATTTTTTTATTAAATTTAATTAAGCTGTTATTTTCTTCACTGAAATCTTCAAGAGTTATCTTACTCCCAAGCATTCCCTCACCAATAGGTGTCCCATCTTTTTCAGAACCAAGGCAAGTGCAGCCTGCAAATTCAAAATCTTCTAACTGAAGATATTTTTCTTTTGCATTATAAGAACACTCATAGACAATAAGTTCACAACTTACCTTCGTACCATTTTTCTCACGAATAATATCAGCACAACGAGTGTACGATTCAGGAATAGCTACACGAGCAACAACATATGTTTTATCCATATCTTTGTCATATTCGAGATAGGGTTCATCTGCTGTAAAAGTTCCTACCTGTTTTTCATCATATACAATCGTCTCATTACCATTTTCATCTTTTTCAATGTGATAATCATGTGAATGAAAATCCCATGTTCCATCATCTAACTGATGTATATTTGCAAGCAATGGAGAATATTTAAGACTAGGCATAGCTGCTTTCATAGAATCTTCTGATATATAACTTCCGTTACGATTAAGTAATGTGTGACACACACGTACTTTTGCATATAACTTATTATCTGACGTTTCTTCAACATCGGCAGAAGAGAAGTCTTGAATTGCCTGTATAACAATAGGTTTGCCAGATTCTTTTGAAGAAAAATTATACATTTTCTTTTGTTCACAGAATCTAATTAAATCTTCTACTGTAAAATATTTATGTTGCATTTCTTCCTCCTTTCTTGGTATAATAAATGCCACTCCCAATAAGAGAGTGGCTAAATACTCAGCATATTACTGTACTGAATTTTCTTTTTATCTATATCATCATTTGAAAACCGAATTGTTCCAGTATTCAAAAAAGTATAAATACCATTTTGTTCATCAATTTTCTGAAAACCAAGATTTATCATCTTAGAAGCTGTTTCAGAATCCGATGTCTTTATAAAATTCTGCTTCATCCTTTTTCTCCTTAATTATTCATTTGCTTTAGTTCCTTCATTTTTTTCACCTTCACGACTAGCAACACCCTCTGGACTTAAATCGTCATCGCTTTTAGTAGGTGAACCACCAGTATTACCAGAATCGGTATAGGTTGTTTTTAACGGTACTAACATATCCCTTATACCACTTTGTATAGACATTCTAAGTCCACATTCAACTTCATAAGGAGTTTGACCAAGAGCAGTAAGATAAAGTAAAGGATTATTACCTAATGTTGCAGACTCTTTTAATTCATTAATATAATCATCTCTGTTATACCAAGTCTGCCTATGAAAGAAGAACATATATCCATCGTATCCATTTTGTGTTAGCCAATAATTGAAATTATTTTCAAGACGTGAAACCCATGTAAATGTTAAAGAAGCATCGTTTGCAATTGCCTGTTTAAGTCCAATAGAGTTGGAGCTTGATCCACCTGCAACAACTAATTGTGAAGCACCTGCATTGTTAAAGACATTTTCAATAGATTTTGACAACATATCAGTATCAGAAGTAGTATTTGACTTCTCAAAATCAACAACTTCCAAATCCATAGGAGATCTTACTGAACCAATATTTGATGGTAAAATTGCATCAATCATATCTTGAAAAACTTCACTTAATTCGAGAGAAAGTTTAAAATCATCAATTGCGGCATCTTTTCCGTCCATAAATGGAATTTTACTGACTAACAATTTATAATTTTCAAGAGCCGTTTTATCAGCCATAATATCTGCATAATCTTCACAATCCATAAGAAGTAGAAAAATACCCAAGAAAAACGGCAAGCATAAATCAAATTCGTCATCAAGACTCGCCAATAAACACATAGTTCTTTCAGTCGGAAGAATTGCATAACGTTTATTTTGCTTGTCAGATTGGTACTCTTGCCAAGCTTGTTGAAAAATTTCATCCCAACAACCTGTAGTATCACCATTGACACCTTCTACAAATTCTGAATTTGAACCCTGTGAAAAAAATGACATATCAAATGCTATAATCCAGTTTCCATTACCATCTTTACCTTTGATTTTGCAATATTGAGGATCTAACGAATGAAAGAATAGCCCATCTCCTGTATCATATACAAAACCATAATAAGCACCGTTTAATATCGCTAATGCAATCATCTGAGCAAATTCGTTCTTAAAATTTATCTGTTGTAACTTTTGTATGATATTATTGTAATTTTTCATAGATTTGTTTGCATTGTATGTTTTAGTTAAATCTATTTTTTCTATTACATAATAGTTATACAAAGGCATACACGCATAATAGAGAATAATTTTACGATACAGAGTACTTGCTCTGAAAAGATACTGTGATAATCCACGAATACGATCTTTATTAGTCTGTGGATTTTGCATATACTGTTTTACAAGGGATTTTGTATACTGAGTAAATGAGCGAGATGTTGATTTTTTCACATCCTGAAGAAGTAACTGTTTTGCTTCTTCGTAATTAATCATTCGAGGACGAGATGAGAAATTTTCTTTTTTTTTATCATTATTTTTTACCAATATTTCTGTTGGTTTAGATTCTATTTCATATGATTTTTTCTGAGAAGAATTAGAAGTAGAATTTACATTTTTATTTTTAGGTGGTCTTCCACGTTTTCTCTTGGGTGGAGAAACAGTAGAAGAGGAGTTTTCTATTTTTTGTTCGTCCATGTTTCTCCTTTCTATGAGTATCTAGTAGATTTCTTTGGTGCTCTGACATGAAAATATTTTGTTATGTCGGATGGGGATTGGTTTTTAGGTTTTAATTTTATGCTCAAATCTTGAGTGATTTTAAAATTATATTCTAATGCCGAGAAACGATCCTTACGCATACCAGGCTTTTCAATAATTTTTATATTTGTACCTTTTATTTCATGGTCAAGATTTATTAATTCATTTACCATAAGCGAAGTTTGTAAATATGGTAATTTTAACATGGCTTGTTCTTTACTTGTCATTTTTGTATATCCACGAATCTTTTTAACTAACTCTTCAGCTTCAAATTCAGAAGTAAGTAAATTAATCGAGCCATTTTGAAACCCTGCTCGTAAAGCAATTGCAGCTTTTGTGTTAAAATCTGCTGTGGCTTTAATAGACCATATAACTTTATTGGCATTTCTGATTTTACATCTATCAGCCATATTATCATCGTTAATACAAGTCATCGCTTCATATGTAATACCATATTCAGCATCATATTGAGGTTTAATTATAAAATCATAAACTCCAATACCTTGACCATTGGTATCTAATACTAAATCAGTACAATTAAATTGATAAAATAATCTCATAACAAGAATACCTAGTTCATCTGTTGTCATCCCCTCATGAGTTTCTACATATACAATATTTGATATATAGTCATTTTTTTCAGTTGGAATAGCTGAATTAATTATTAATGCGGCAGCGTCATTATTATGCCGTTTGCTTGCAAGTAAAGCTACATCGACAGATAATATTCGTTTTTCATTTGGAACTAATTCTGGAATTTTAATTTGATGATTTTTATAAATTTCAAGAGGATAAAAAGAATTTCTGATTTTTCTTCTTGGAGATATATCATCGAATTTAAAGAAAGCACCATCAGTGTCACCATACCATTCAGCACCCATTTCCATTTTAAATGCAGTAGGATCAAAGTCTGCCTCAGACATTTCATCCTCGACCTGTTCACGAGACAATAAACCTTCTCGTATGGCACATTGATATGGTAATCCAACGCAGAAGTAACGCTTAGTATCATCAAGCATATTTGCATAGTAAGCTTTTAATTTCTCGAAGCTCCAATGAGACTTGTACCACGCAGATGACATATACATCTCAATGTTACGCTCCTGAAGATGAGCATATTTTGGATTATTAAGATAACCAGGTGAACGTGGTGCAGTTAAGAATTTACGAAGAACGGTATTGATTGTATTTAAATCAACCATTCTAAATTCGTCCACGACTATAAGCGTTGCTCGGTTATGGCGAGCCGAGTCATTAGAACTAACAATTTTTATCCAACTACCATTTCGAAAATCAACATGAGCATTGTTTATAGAAGTAGAAATTTCAGAAATTTCAGATCGGAGATTTGCGGAACCCCATTCATAGTTTTTCATAAAGTCATCATTTATCTTTTGAATGACCTCTAGTGATTGAGATTTATACCCAGAAGCCACACAGATTTTTGTTCCAGGATACAAGATACAGCGTACAACACAATACAAAGAAGTTAGCCATGTCTTACCAGAACCACGACTAGCAATATACATAAAGTTTGTACTAACCATCATCATGTATATTAAGATTTTTTGAAACAGCTTTAATTTCACATTTAGATATTCGAGTACAAACCGCTGTGGATTTTTTCTATAGAATGAAGCCCAATAAGCAACCCCTTCTAAAACACGCTCGGATTTTTCTTGATATACTTCTTGTAATGACTTTTTCTTTTCTTTCTTTGTGGTAGCCATAATTATTCATCATCCTTGCTACCAAAAATCTTATCAAATAGAATTTCACTATCTGATTCCTCATCATAAGATGGTGGATTAACAGTATATTTTGCCATTACTCGTTCATATATATTTGAAAATCTGTTTTTCAGACCAAGCATTTTTGATGCGTGACCTCTATAAAAAGCATCTATATAAGTACCAATTTTATCAACGTCTGCAAGTTCTGGATCTATTTCAGGAAGAGGACGTGTTTCCTCATATTTCTGAATTAAAGTACCCATCGTTTGAGCGTCTGAAAACGTATCAAGAGTATTTTGTTTTGGCTTTAAATTACCTGTATCAAGCCATTGCTGATATGAGTAATCTAAATCTTTTGTAGAAGCCCCTTTTTTAATTGCATTTCGTTTCATAAGTTTTAATATTGACAAATTCTGAAATGTTTCTTCTTGTGCCTTTTGGGAGCAGTCATATCTCGAAATCCAGTCTTGATACTCATTCTCAAGGAACATCAATTCTTCATTGTTATAATCCGTACCAAATCTCTTTTTTGCTGCACGTAATGTTTTTTGTACGATTTTTACATCTTCAGAATTATTTTCTATATCATCTTCAACACTTAATTCTGAATCGCACCAATGTTTATTTTTATACTGTGGTAGCGATTTAACCATAACAATATATTGTTGTGCTGCCGTGGCACGATTTTTTTCACCAACACCTTCAGCTAATGTATTAATTTGTGACTCATAATCAGAATCAATAAATACCCAATCAAGTCTTCTAAATGTATTTATAGTTTTTTGTTTATTGTCTATTCGATTTCCATCTTTATCTTTATCAGTACACATATCTATTAAACATTCTTTACATGCAAAATGCTCAATTCCACTTGCTGTCTCTGTAGATGAATAAAATGCTTTTACCGTTTTCCATTTTCCACAATGAGGACAATATACATAATCCAAATTAAGAAGATGATTGTAGTCTAAAGCTAATTCATGGTAAGCCGATTTTACCGAATTTACAGTTAGCTTTTTAATTTCATCATCTGTTTTGGCTTGTCTTAAATTAGCCATTATTTCACCTTCTTTCTTTTCATTCCAATATAAATAAAAGAACCGATTAAGCAACCGACTCTTCTTCAATATATTCCCATGTATAATTTGCAACAGGAAGAGTATGTCTCCCTTTTAACCAACCAGATAAATATCCTCGTTTTATATTATATTTTCTTTCTGCATCTCTGAGAGAATTAAATATCTCACCTGTTTCTATGCATTTGACATATTTTCTTGTACTTTGCGTATGATCGTATTTGCAATATCCGATATCATTGGCTCTAGTAAGAAATATTCTTACCGTATTTTTAGCAAGTCCTGTTATATCGCATATCTGCATTACTTTATAACCATTATTCCATAAATCAGCAACTTTAAATACATCAGAAATTAATGATTGCCTATAACATTCAATCCAATTAACATTTGAAAAATCATATATTTTTGATAAATCGCTATTGATGATAGCGTCTTTTAATTGATTAAAACCAGATTCTTTTGAATTAATTACGATATATCTATTAATGCCTTGTTCCAAAGCATATTTTTGTTTTTCTTTATCATTTTTGGTTTCTTCTTCTAAGGTTCTTCCACCTAATGTGTGAAATGATTTTTCATAATGCTGTTTACCATTCAATTCACATATCCATTCAATGTCATTATAATTACCATAAAAATCATATCTGTAAGAATAATTATTATTCAGATATTTCTCAGACTCTATATTTATATCAACAGATTTCAACACCTGATATAAATATTTCTCACCAAGACTATTGCCATCTTGACATTTACATTTAAGACCTCGTTTATTAACATGATCTATTGTCTTATTCTTAATTATTTGACCACAAGAAGGACAAATAAAATCTGTTTTATTTCTACTGTTTATTGTAAATTTTTCATTGATAGATTTATCAACAAGACAATCATATAAGACAGGATTAATAGACTTTATATCATTCACACCTATTTGAATATTTTCTTTTCCATTTTCACAGATTGTACATTTATATGAACCATTTAATAATGATAATGTTCTTATTCTATTTTTATATCCGCATTTTTTACAAATACATGTAATTTCTTTTTGTCCATGTTTATATGTACCAGTAATATTTAAATCTGGATATTTTGACTGGACTCTTTTCTTAAATTCATTATCAGATATATTAAATATGTCATCATAGCTTTTTATTCTTTCACAATATCTGCAATGCTGTGTTTCTAGTAATGTTTTTGCTGAATAATTTCTTTCATGTCCACATTTCTTACATTTACAACGTAAATATGTTTCAGATAATTTTGTGTATTTTCCAGTTATCTCAAATTCTGCACTTATTTTATTAACTCGTTCCAAAAATTCTTTTGGATTATTTGGTATTCCTTGCATAATTCATTTCTCGCTTTCCACTCGCATAACCAATTTAAAGAAACAGAAAATTTTCATGAATATAAAGATTTTTTTATATTTTGTGAAAGTTTTCATGAAAGGCTAATTGAAATAATTGAAAAAGATAATATTTTAACATCAAACAATCATTCTTCTATAAAAGAATATTTATCATTAGATTACAATAAAAAATTTTACCAAGATATATTAAACGAATTTTCTAATCTTGATAAATATATGAAAAATTGTAATAACTTTATAATGGTCGGTTGTGGGTCGTTCCCTATTACACTGTTCTATGTTTGTGAAAAATATTCTAATTTAAATATTATTGGAATAGATAATAGTCCAGAAACAATTATTAATGCAAAAGAACTTAAAACCAAATTAAATTATCAAAAACTTGCTTTTGAAATAATAGATGGAATAAATTATAACTATTCAAATATAGACACAATTTTTATAGCAAATTTAGTTATACCAAAAACAAAAGTATTAAAAAGAATAGCAATGACCTGTAAACAAGGAACGAAAATTTTTCTTCGAATTCCTGTTATGTATGGTTCATTATTATCTGAAGATGTAAATTATTCGTCAATCAATAGTTTTAAATCAATAGAAGTTATAGAATCATCTAAAACTACTGACGATATTTTATATAAATTATTAGTATTAGAAAAACTTTAAAAAAGGAGTCGATTTTATATGCCAGAAAAAGAATGCTTTGTTATTATGCCTATTGCCGACCAAGATGGATATGAACCAGATCATTTTAAGTTGGTTTATGAAGATATAATTAAAATTGCTTGCAATGATGCAGGGTTTAAGCCGATTAGAGCAGATGATGTAAAACAAACCAATTTAATACATAAAGATATTCTACAAAAAATATTAGAAACTCCAATCGCAATCTGTGATTTGAGTTCAAATAATCCAAATGTTTTATTTGAACTAGGAATTAGGCAGGCTTTTGATAAACCTGTTGTTTTAACTAAAGACAAAATAACCAAATCTATTTTTGATTTATCACCACTAAGGTATACCGAATATGTAAGTACACACAAATATAGAGATGTGTTAAAATCACAAAAATTAATTAAAGAAGCATTACTAAGTACAGAAAAGGCATCGGAAGATGCTGCAAATATTAATTCTTTAATTAATTTATTATCTCTTCCAAGTGCTGCTTCATTAAAACCACAAGAAAATGATAAAAATAGTTTAAATTATTTGATTTTGCAACAAATTAGTGATATGCAACAAGAAATTAAAAATATAACGAATAATGTAATAATTAATCCATCACAAAGCGAACTTGGTGATAAGGATAATATTCTATCATTAGTTTCCCAATTAAAGAAACTGATTAGTGATGGATATCCAAAACAAATTATTCAAAATAATTATGATGATATCAATTCTAAACTTAGTGAAATGAATGATTTTCTTAGCAAAGTTGAAAAGGATAGAATAAATAGAGAATTACAAGAAATAAAAATTTTTATTGATGAATAATATTTCAATTTATTATAAAAAGGAGAGTAGCAACAACCACTCTCCTTAAAAATTATTCTTCACTATTTGTTAATTCTTCAATCTTTCTATCACGATTGGCAATAAGCTGACTCGTGCTACGATTTGTTGTTTCAATATACATATCTTTTAAATTTTTCTGTAATTGCTGTGCAACAGTATGATAGAGCATATCAGATTTATTTAATAATATAACATCAAGCTTTTTGTCAATAATCGCCATGATTTTTTTCTTATACTCGGTTGCATTTAAATTTCGATGATATTCATATCTATCTTTCTTTTTAAGATGAGTATGTACATCAATAATCTTATTGATTGTATCTTCAAGCTCTGTATATTTAACAGAAGACAATGCACTTGAAATATTTCTAATAACATATTTAATCTTATCCGCATCATACTGTCTTTCTAACTGACAATTATCTGATACTGCAATCTGGTATAAGTCCTCATTTTCTTTTTGTAACTGTTTTACTAATTCGATAAGGCGTTCAAAAGCCTGTGAATATTTATATGTAAAGATGGTTGCTTCATCACCTGTAAATTTGTTTACAAGCATGGAGAAACCTTGTCTGTCAATTATATACATAGGGCGTTTTTCGCCTTTATTATCCTCGTAATCAACCAGTCTAAAATTCGACCCATTGATTTCTGGTATCAAATCAATAAAACTTCGTATCTTTTCCATTACATGTTTATGCTGTTTTCCATAAATTTCAGCAACCTTTAAACTTGTACTTGTTACAATTCAATCCTCACAAGTTAATCCAAACTCCTTGTTAATTTGTTCAATCTCATTTTCGATTTCAAATTTTGCCATTTTAATTTCCTCCTAAAATTTATTTATTAAGTCATACTTTTGTATGTTTATTGCAGGATTCCTAATTCAAGTCTTCGTTATATATGAATAGAGCATAAGGAGCTACCTTATGCCCAATCCACACGATGACTTAAATGGTGGTAGGAGTCCACCAATAAACGTACAATACAAAAGAAGCCACTTCATACAAAATGACTTCTCATAATTTTCAATATTAAATTTCCAATGAAAGTGCAATTCACTTCACTTAGCACACCCACTGCGCATCGAACACAGGTTAGAAGTTTTGGAGACTTCATTCTTGCCAAAAGATAGGTGCATACGCCGTGTTAGGGATTCGAACCCCAAAGACTTTTACATCCAGACTGTTTTCAAGACAGCACCCTCGACCAATCGGACACACGGCATGAGCGTAGTATATAGGACTTGAACCTATGCACCGAATAAACGATGACCTCTGATTAGCAATCAGGTGCAATACCAACTCTGCCAATACTACATAACAAAAGAGCCACCTCCAAAGAAAATGACTCTTTCTTAAAAAATTATCTTTCTCTAAACTAAATGAAACTATTTTCATTACGACTTTATCAGAATGATCTGCGTAGTTGTTGCCTACGGATAATTTAATAGGGCGGTAGTAAGTGTTGAGCTTACACACCTAAGTTTCGTATGCATCCAAAAAATAGGTTTTGGCATCAGATTTACCGCATAGGGTGTTAGAGGAGACTTGAACTCCCGATCTTCAGATCCACAATCTGACGTTTTAACCAACTAAACTACTAACACAATGACTCTGGCGTGACTTGAACACAGCATTTCGTTCTTGAAAGGAACGAGTCCTAACCTTTAGACCACAGAGCCATATTACTTTCCTTTATTTTTTAATATAAGGTTAAGTATTACTAAAACTATTAAAAAATCAAAAATACTATATATTTACCCATTCTTCTTCACTATATTTAATTATATCTTCTCTTTTAAAAGGTAAATTAAATTTTTTACACCATTTTCGTATTGCATTATCTGTAACTCCAAACATTTTACCTATTTTTGTAAATGGAATAGTAAATATAAGCTCTTTTAATTTATTCCTATCTATCGGCATATTTTCTTCTGATATTATTTTAGATTTACCATTACAATATTTACATCTAATACATCCTCGTGAAATTTCTTTGCCACAATCAACACAATAATAATGCTTTTTCCTTCTCTTTTGATTTCTTCCACCAGTAGTAGGCAATTGTTGATTACAGTTTGGGCATACCCATCGAAGATTTTCCAGTCTATCATCGTGGTTTTCTCCATTTATATGATCTAATATTAATGTCATTTCATTACCGTTCCAAAATGGTTGTTGTCCACAAATTGAACATATATAAGGAGAATAATTACCTTTTATATACCATTTTCTTAATGTTAATTGATTAGCTGTAGAATTTTCTATAAATACATTTTCTTTATTCCTTATTGTTTTAGGTCGATTAAGTTTATTAAAATGAGTAGTTGAAATGTTTAATTCTCGTATTCGAGTCCTTATTCTCGAAAGACTATCTCCGCTATAAGCACTATATCCTAATTTACGTGATAATTCTGCCATACTATTAGACTGACCGACAATTTGACTGAATTCCTCATCAGAATAATTATCAATTAATGCTCCCATTATTTATCTCCCTTCTTAACAATAAAAAAGAGAGGTAAATAAGCCTCTCAAATATTTTTATAAAATTTTTTAGAATATTAAAGTTATGTTATTTTTAATTAAATTTTAAAAACTTCACCATTTGTCCAACGTCCCATAAACGACTCTATTGGGAATCGAACCCAAATCTTCCGATAGACAGTCGGGCATAATTACCTTTATACTATAGAGCCATAGCTGACTCGGTGGGGCTTGAACCCACAACGCCTCGATTAACAGTCGAGTGCTCTACCATTGAGCTACGAGTCATTAAAATCAGCATAAAGCACTAACTAGCTGATATTGCACTGTACACATGCAGTTATTTAGAATATAGTCGCTTATCAGCAACCTAATTCATGCTTCCACATTTTACTCATTCCTAACTCGTGTGTCTTACACGTCAAATGCATGATATGTATATGAGTAACCGTTTACTTTAATGGTTCTCATTAACGTAGAGAAGCACGATCATTTCTATGGCTGATATTGACCATTTTAGGACTTACAAATATTACATAAATAGCAAATGCCAAGATATTTATTATTACACTTATATTTTAGCAGTGACCGCATAGCTTTCTTTTATACTCTGATTCGCTTCCGAGTTTGCAACGCCAATGTTCAGTAGCGAAGGTACTTTTAGAGTAGCAACTAACTCAATATTTTTATCTCGTGCTTTCATATACAGCTTTGCGAGTAGCTGTTGATCACTTATATATTCTCTGTTTGTTGCCCATTTAAGGGTTCTTTTATTTGTTCCTACATTGTCGTTACCTTTTTATATATGCCTTTCATGCCTGTTTATAAGGGCTTTATTGGGATAATACAGTGCTATTGGTCTGTTAGTCCATCTGATTTTCACAGAGCCTTGTTGAGTGCGTAACTCAGAGCATTCGGCTTATAATTATTCTCCATTTAAAAGTAAAAAAATCAGGAAATTAATGTCGGTTTACGTTGACATAGGTTTTACGCTATTGAATGCCACCATCCAATATGCCTGTAAAGGCGCAACCTAATCTTTATATTTTATTATTCTCTTGTTTTGAGGGTATTTTGACAGAATATGTCATGATATGATATAATACGTGCAAGGCACTATCTAAGACGGTAGAGCGGTTGTCTTCCACCAGAGAGTACAAGCTCTGTTTACATAGAAACCTTTCGAGGAATTTATGAAAGGAGGACACTTGCAAATGATAACAATTTCATTACAAACTGTTTATTATGCTTTAGGAATTGCTAGTATTTTGTGTACAGCAGCATATAAGATTGGATATGAGATTGGTAAGAACACAAGAAAATAACCGCCCTGGTCTGGTAAACTGATGGCGGTTAGATTCGTTCTTTCCAATATTTAATTTCAAGACAGCCGTTCTGCTCTACGGGTAGTGTCTTTTATTTGTTATCTTTAACTCCCTTATATTGTAACACATATTGAAAGGGGGTGCAAGAAAAATATTGCTTAGAAACAACGGAGGTTTTGTATATGGAATCATTTATAGAAATATTAAAAATAATTCTTCCTACACTTATAACAGGTATATTTACCTTTATTGTGACCAAATATAATTATAATAAAAATGTTCCTTTAGATAATATGAAGATTGCATATATTTAGATAATATGAAGATTGCATATAATAGAATCTATTATCCTTTGTATAATATTATAAACAATAATAAGGAATATAATAAAGAAGATATAAATGATGTTATAAACAATATATCAACTTATATGAATGATTATAATATCAAATATATTGATAGATCCACACATAAATCATATATAATATTGAAAGACAATCCCAATAAATATAACTACAATAATTTCAAAGACAACATATATGATAGAAACTCATATCTACGCAGAAGATTAGGATATCTTGAACCTAATTTTATACAGAGTGTTATATATTTATCTAAAGACGATAAGTTCATGTTTTTCTGTGGAGTAGATGGACTAATTATTTATATGTCATTTATAATTGCAGCTTTATTTAATAATGAAGGTGTGATCTACAAATATGCATTTGTATGTGGAGAGGCATTCTTAGTTATTTTTCTTATTAAGATTATAATTAAAGGAATAGGTATTCTAGGGGATAGAATTATTAAATTTGGTTGTTATGTGAAGAAGTGTTGGAATAAGAAGAAGTGGTTTTAAATAAACTAAAGATCAGAAAGTGATTTTTGTTCAACTTTTTTAATTTCTCCGTCTGCAAAATATTTTGCAAATTGCTCATCAGCATCAATATCCTTGTACACCGCGACCATATCAAGCGAATTCCAACCGACTAGCATTTGAATTACATCATCAGGAAGACCGCTTCGAGAACAAGAAGTTGTAAAGAAGTGACGAAGACTGTGGAAATAAAAGTCTTCTCCTAAATGCTTACTAAATGTATCAGCCCAGCTATCAAGAGTACTTGAATCCATAGGTTCATCTATATATTCTCCATTTACCTTTTTGGGAAATAACCATTCTGATTCAATTCCGTGTTCTTTTCTATAATTCATCCACAAATCAAAATATGGCTTAAACGATTTTGCAAGTGTATATACCGTCAACATTTTACCCCTAGAGCCTCTTCCTTTTGTTTGGATCTTTTCAGGTGTCTTATATAAAGAACCATATATAATATTTTTGTCATCGAAATAAGATACTTTGAATCGTGGTAATTCGCTCTTACGTCTACCGCTAAATGCAGCTAATGCTAAAATACAAGCCTTGTCATATTTACCTTTTTCAACCCAATAATCAAGCATTCCCTGTACTTGTTCATCAGATAACACGGTTTTAGTGAATACTTTTTCATTTGCAGGATTTTCAATTTTGCGTATAATTGGTTTAAAATTTTCATACTCATCGTCTAATATAGCTTCTACATAATTTGAAAGAGAAGAGAGAGTAGATTTTACTCTACGCATTCTAGCTGGCGACCATTTATATTCAGTAAGGCAAAAGCTCTGATAACGAGCAATATCTCTTTTAGATAAATCAATAAAAAATTTATTGTCACAATGCTGAAGTAAATAAACCCAGAAAATGTAAAGGTCACGTCTATACGCATTGATTGTATTTGGGGATCTATCAACTGAACGAAGATAATCCAAAAAGTCATTTCCTAACTCTATATTCTCTTTATTGCACTGAGCCAATAATTCATCAGTAACAATATTGTTATGTTGTATTTTTCTACCCATTAAATCTCACTTCCTTTCGTATACAAAAAGCAGCGAGATAGTAGTGGACTAAATCGCTTCTCTAATTTATTTACTATGTAATTGATTTTAAATGCTTGCCCATTATACAAAAGCCTTACACTTTTATGAGAGTTTTTATCACTCTTGACCACTCTTGAGGTTCACGCAAGTTGTTAACGATGTCAACTCACCGCCATATGCTCCTTATATGGGTGTCCTTAATAGGAGAAAGATTTCTCTTTCTGGCAATAGTGGGTGGAGTAGGAGTCGAGCCTACGGTGTTTCTTATGTGGGAGATTTACAGTCTCTTGCCCTCGCCTCTAGGCATATCCACCCATACAAAAGAGTGTGCAGCATATACCACACACTCTAAATAATCTAAAATCCAAAAGCCTTTAACATCTTCTGGATATCTTCATGACTCAACTCATCGCTAGAGTAATAAGAATAACTCATATAAGAGTCGCCATCTGACTTACTAGCAGTAAATCCGTGAATATTTCCATCTTCATCTTCAGAAGTATGTAAATAAGTCTCATCATGCGCAGGACAGTTTTCACAATCACCATCACAGTCATTTTCCTGACCAAACAGAATAACTTCCTTATCCTCATTTACACAATAATCAATGATATTCTGCTCAATATCACCATCCATATCAATATAAAAAATATCTGTATTATCAAGGACAACGTAATCCTCAATAGGTACACATGTGGTTACACCGTTGTCATCAACAGATACTAAATATTTATCTATATTCATATAATCAACAAGGTCAATCTCTTTAATACTTGTCTCGTCAAGTCTAATAAGACTATCCAAAATATATTCAGCAATTTCTTTATTTACAATTACACCAACTGTTTTATCAGTATGATATAATCTATTGATATAAATAGAGATAATGTCATCAACTTTATCCTCAAGATCAATCATCTGAATGTTTTCATATTTATTCTTCTTCAAACAATTCACGACCTTTCAGATTAAGCATTCTTAACTGCATTCTTGAAAACTGTCAATACATGGAACTTTGGACTCTTAGAAGCTGCTATCTCTAATGGCTCACCTGTCTTTGGGTTTCTACCTGTTCTTGCAGCTCTCTCAATAACCTCGAAATTACCAAATCCTGCAAGAGATACTTTCTCACCAGATGCAACTGTATTAATAATTGTCTCAAGTACTGTATCTACAATAACAGCAACATCCTTCTGTGTAGCTCCATCAATCTGTGTACTTACATTTTTTATTAAATCTGTCTTGTTCATTGTTCAATTTTCTCCTTTATTTTCCTTAATTTTATTTTGTAATATAAAAGAGGGTAGCGTCCATATAAGGTACACTCCCTCTGATAGTGGTTTCATTAACCAAAAAGACTAATATATTATCTAAAAACGCCAAAATAAGCAAAAATGAATAATATATTAGTCGTATATTAATTGTAGCTGTGAATATCGGTAAATAGTAACCCGAGAATCCCCTTTGTAACCCAAGACTCCCTCTTTGTAAATGAAAATCCATACCTTTCTTTTACACTGATAACTATTAACTTTTACACTTATCCAAGATAGCGGGCATGGAATCTTGGATTACAATTAAGCTAGCTGTGAATATCTGCTTTCACAATTGCTCCGAACTGAGCCGAACAGTGGACTACAATTATTATTTAATTCAATTTAAAAACATATTCCGCAGTTCTTCCCATACCTTCTTTAAACTCAAACATAGAGCATGAAGCATTTGAGGCTGCATTTAATCTCATGGCATATGGATCTATGCCGATTACAGAACCTACTGAAAGAGTAGCAGAATCCATTCCAATTTCTTTAAGGCTATCATGGTGAAGATGTCCAGAAATAGTGTAATCTATGTGGACTCCATAGGTACGAGACATCTCTAATAAGTTATTCTTTAAATTCTTTTTCTCTCCGTGGAAACCTACAACGCAGTATGTTGACATCATAGAATAAGTCATACCAGTAGGATTTTCCAAAATAACAATATTCTCATTACCCTTTAATCTCTCTTTTATAAGAGCTATCATGATTTTACTAACATTCTCATCTGGAAATGTATTTTTCTTTCCATCTAATAATCTCAACTGATTATGATTAGAATCATAAACCATTTGAAATTTTATGCGTACATAACCACTTAATTTATTCAGCCAATTAGCTAAATAATCAGCATAACGAATACTTGATTCGATCACACTATATCTCAATTTCATAAGTTGTGACATTCTGAGAAGTCCATCTATACCATCACCAAGTTCTACAATTGATAACTCATCAATTCCAAGTTCATCTATTTTATCAATAACTTGATTAAATAGACAAGTCATTCTTTCTTCAAAGATTTCAGGTGAATATTCATTTATAATATTTCCATAAAAATCTTTTATTTCAAATTCACATCCATAATGACAATCGCTGATAGCAAGAATCCAAGATTTTTTATTGAATACTGACATTGACGGAATACGAGTAGGCGTAGATAACTGAGGTAGAGTAGATATAGCATCTTCAATTTTCTCTACAATCATTTCATCTCTTGCGTCTTCACGTAGCCATCTATTATATTCAATTTTTTCACTTTGAAGTTTCTTACGTTCTTTTTCTAATTTACGTTTCTGAATCTCAATCTCTTTTAACTGTGCGTCAGAATCAACAAACTTCGATTGATTAGCATCTAACATTTTCTTAAACGCTTGGTATTTTTTACGATAGGTGCTTTCACCATAATCGTTACCAGTAAGTTCATTAATCACATCTGCTACATTTTGCCAAGAACCAATTTTATCTTTTTCTTTACAGATTCTATATATAAGCTCCTCATCTGTTTCGTCCTCAAATCTTTTATAAGAAGTTATGGTAATCACATCCCTTCTTACTCTTCATCAGACGGAACATCTAGCTCCTCATCTGTCTTTAATGCAACAGTAAAATCAATTACCTGATTCTTAAATGAAGTAAGCAGATCAGCTACTTTTACTTCCTGCTCCATATCATTCTCATCTGTGTATGTAATAGTAGTACAATCCTCTGAGAGTGTACCTGCCTTTACTGTTAATTTGTCTGTAGTTGTTCTTGTGAACTTTAATTTACTAGCTGCCATTTTTCAATCTCCTTTTTCTCCAATAAAATAGGAGAGCAGTGCGCCCTCCTTAAATAATTTCATCAATTGTACAATCTTTACCAACAATATAATCACAAACACCAACTGATTTAGCTTCTTCTGGATAAAAATACCATTCAATACGATATTTCTCATCATAAAGCTTCTCATCAATTTTTGTCTGTCCAATAATATAATTCTTTGTATGCACTTCAACTTGTCCTGCTTCAAAATCAACTCGATCTTTCATTTTAGCAGTAGAATCCCATGCAAAACTTGAACCATCATGCATGAGGAAAGTTGAATTTGGCATAGCAAAACGTTTCTTGCCCGAAATAAAAATTAAGAATCCCATTGAATAACAATATCCCTGATTTATTGTATAGACAGGTGTTTTGCTTGTCATTACTGCATCAATTAACGCATATCCATCTGGGACTGAGCCTCCATTTGTATTTACATACAATAAAATCGGTTTTCTATTTTCAACTGGTATATCTTTATCTTCACGATTATAACGTAAAATATGATACACAATAGTATCAATAACATCTGAGTCAATAATATCATTAATAAAGAGTCTTCTGTTTTCAAGATCATCAGTTTCAAACTGTTCACCTTGATAAAGCATCATACTTGTTTTAATATCTTTCATAGGCTATTAGCCTCCAATTTCATAATATTTTCCTATAAAGGAATAATCATGCCCTTTTCAGAGCATTTAACTTTATAAGTTCTGTCATTTTTTGAAATTTCTTCCTTTAAATGTTCTTTTAAACAATTCTTGGCTTCAATAGAACCATGCACCAATACAAGCAGATTAGTATTCAAATTACCACCATATTTTAACAAATCATTAAAGTTAGCATGAGATGAAAAGGTACTCATTGTAATACAATCAGCTCTATTAGGTACTGGTTTTTTATTAATATTAATTGTTTTATTAGTTTTACCATTTTTTATACGATAACTAAGATAAGAATCATTGTCTCCAACAAATCCTGAGAAAATAATCATAGAATTAATATCTTTAAGATATTGATTAAGATAAGCAAAAATCCTACCATTTGTACAAAAACCAGAAGAAGAAATCACTATTTTCGGTGTACTATCTAATACACATACTTGTGAATCTGTTTTCTCCCTAATGTATTCTACATTTTCCCAATGGTAAACCTTATCCCAAAGTTCACGATTATTATCTAATAACACATTGCCATATGCATCACAAATATCACATGTGAGCATAGAGTCCACTACAATAGGTGTAGTAAATGTTTCATCTTCTCCAAATAAAAGATATAATGTTGTTAATAATTCCTGTGATCTTGAAAATGAAAACGCAGGAAGTACAATAGTGCCTTGTCTCTCTAATACAGTATTAATTGCAACTCTTAGGTGTTCTACATCGAATTCACGAGTTTTCTTTGATACTCTTGTATTAATTCCATAAGTGCTTTCTAAAATTGTGAGATCATTGAAGAACTGTGGAATTTCAGTATTTTCAACATAATGATTCTTTGTTTCTAGCGCACCAATATCAGAAGTATAGAGAATCTTGCGTTTTTTCAATCCATCATTAAGTATTAACTGTAACTGTGCAGCTCCTACACAATGAGAATTTTTCAACCACTGAAATGTAATCACATCATCTAACTGATATAATGAATCATACTCGTCATACACATGAAATAGCTTGATTGTATTCCATACATCATCTTCCGAATATAGCGGATCGTATTCACGCCCATATCTTTTAGATAATACTCTAGCTTCATCAGCTACAATAAAAGCACAATTTAGTAAAAGATATTTTGCCATTACAGAAGTGGCATATGTAAGAATGATTTTCCCTGTAAATCCTTCTTTGACAAGTCGAGGCAAAAGACCTATATGGTCAATATGTGTATGTCCAACAAAAACATAATCTATTTCATTTGGATTAAATTTAAATTTTTCAGAATTGATTTTATATGCCTCAAGATAAGAATTATCCTGATAAAGACCGCACTCCAATAAAATCTGTTTTCCACCAAACTTAATTAAAGTCATAGAACCAGTTACATCCGTTGCATTACTGCCACAGAATAAGATTCCATCTTCTTTTAATTTCTTTTTCTTTGCGATGGTTTCCGACCACCTTTCATTTTAAATTTCGTCTCTATCCAACGATTTTACTTTTTCTATAATCACTCAAAGCCTTTAAATTCTGGTCATCTTCAACCAGATAATACTTTGCATGACCACTATAAGTCTTTTTTATATTCTCTTTTCCGATAAGTTTCCTCATTGCAAAGGCTTCTGTTTTGTTAATTAATAAAATATTTTTCACATCCTTTAATTTATTTCCTACAAAGTAGGATAGTAGTGAGCGTGGAGGGATTTGAACCCATCGACAACTCGATTAAAAGTCGAGTGCTCTGCCAAACTGAGCTACACACTCAAAAATAAAAAATCTCATGCTTTCACATGAGACTTTATTTCTTTAGGCTGAGATATTGACCTAACACGTTACCATCTATTGTGGTTGGACACAATTTATCACACAGTCGATTAGACTGTAGGTAACAACAACACCAATTTTGCAAAAAATTGGCAAACTCTTACCACAAAGCATTATAGATTTCCTTTCGATACATCGTCCTTTGCGAGGTTCAGAGAATGCAAATCTCTTACGGTTGCGTCTACTTGTACTTTCTCATATAGTACCTTGCGAGTGCTATATGTCATCATATTGCAGATGAATAAGTTGTTTGTCTCTTTGCGGTCATACACACTTTTGCTTGTTCTTTTATTAATTTATTAATTTTTGATCTTTAATATAAATATGCATTATATTTTCTTCTTCAAAAGTATGTTGTAATTAATATTTCGCATAATATGAACGATGAGGTGTACATTTGACCATCTGTACCTTTTGAGTACAGCCCAATCATCACCATTCTGTTCGTCTTGCTATCGACTTGCTTCATTGTTCTGTTCCATGCTTTCGCATTAAGAAACGTTGCAACAATCAATATCAGCACTTTTTCTTGCGGAAATCGCACCAATAAGACAGTAATCATACCCATGTTTCCATGTTAATACAGAGCGTTTTTCATCGCCCCTACCAAGCCATATCATTAGCAGTAGCCCTCTGGTTTTAGGTTGGTATAGATTATCTGTGTTTTCCGTCAAACTACTATGCGCAGTCGCAGTGTCTTATGCGAACTAAAGACATTCCTGCTTTATCCTTATTACTAAGTTTATTTTGAGTTTCAACAACTCACGATCCGAAACCGACCGTCCTACAAAAAGTAGGAGAGTTGCGGAAACAGGACTCGAACCTGCATACTCTTGGTTATGAGCCAAGTGAGCTTCCATTGCTCGTCATTCCGCGATAATATTTAAGAATTATCAGTGACCATACTACAAGAACTGTAGTACAGCCACCGATTATAGAAGGTAAGGTACAATGAATATGTACTTGATGTTTACATTTTATTATTCTCTGTTTTATCAGCCAAGAAAGCTGATTTCATTCTAAATCTGCAATGCCACTCAAAAGAGCAGCAGAGCAGACATACAAAGATTGTCGGTTTGTTTCTTCCATGACAATCGTTTTTGTATCATATTTTTGTAAATATTTCACTATATCTACATTTAAGAAAAACGAATTTTTTGTGAAAATATACCAAAAAGCCTTATAAATCAAGGGCTTTTGAGATTTAGTTTTTCAAACATTTAAGCGTTTCTCAATTCTTTCATACGATCTTTTGTTTGAATTTTATTTATTTCTTTCGCACATTTTTCACAATACAACTTTGGTCTACCAGTTTTTGTAATTCTAATTTTTCTTCCACAACCAGGATTGGAACACTGCTTATAACCCTTTTTAAAATTCCCTATGTACTGATTACCAATATTTTCAAATTGAGTTACTTTATAAGCAATATCATCATCAGTGTCTCCTAAATCTATTTTGATATTAAGATTGTTCACCTTTTTCCCGAAATGAATATAACCATTACTATATAACTCATGCAATAATTCATTCTTTTTATCAGATGAGAGAGTAACATTAGCAAGTTTAAACACTTCTGAAAGACCTTTTGAATCTTTTTTATTTATCCATCCTTCACTATTCATATATCTTGCAATAGCAAATAATGTAAACATAAATTTCTTTTGGCGATCATTTGGAAGAGACTCCACGACTTTTAATTCTTTTTCATAGATAGGAACATACTCAAGTTCCCTAAAGAGATTTTTTGATTCTGAATCATATAAATCAATACATATTTTTTTGATTTTATTAGCATATCTATATTCCTGATATCCTTCAATATTGAATTCAAGCATCTTTGTTTTGACTGTATCAATTAGAATATTTGGATCTTTACCTCTATCAAAATAATACTTAGCAATCAATGTTATTAGATATCCATTCGAGATATTGTCTGGTTTGTTGCCAGACGCTAATATCTCTCTAATATATTCTTTTTCATTCAGTATATACAACTTCTTCCTCCATTTCTTCTAAACGTTTAATAATCAGTTCTCCAATACAATCCCAACAAAACTGTCTATTACCTTTATATCCATAAGTCATATCAAGAATGATGTTCATACGCTCATCATCATTTGGACATATTTCTTCAGCTTTCTTCTTAAACATTTCAACCATACTTGCACGTTGATAATATTTGTCGAATTCATCCTGTTTATCAAAGATATCAGTTCTATTTAGCTGTATTCCTTTTTCGTTTCCCTGTTTCTTTTTATATTCTTTAATGCATTCACAATAATATTGTTCAAGTTCTCGTAGAGCTTGTCTGTGTTCTTCAGTACAACGTCTTTTTATTTTTAGTACATTATAATCAAAGGAAGAGTCCTTATGTAATTGCGATTTATAACCATCTAACTGACTTTCAACATATTTACAAATCTGATTCATGGAACAATTTCCTGTACCAACTGGCATTTTTCTCTCATACCAAAATAGAAAATCTTCTTGTTCTTTTGTAAGACTATCTTTGTTATACAAATCCTCGATAGAACATTTGTAGATAGCATAGCACTTAGCATTACTTTCTTTGATGTATTGTTTGTACTGTCGTTTTGTTTCATCGTAAACATAAATCATAAAGTAGGGCTTTCTGTATGCGCAAAGCGATTGCAAATATTTATTCTCTCCGCAAGCACCTAAATTGTACCAACTGCTTCCCATTGGTTTTGCAATGATGCCCTTAATTTTGTCCAACTCATTTTGTTGATAGAGCTGACCACATTCTATTCTATATTCTAATTCTTTATATTCAGGTGAATCTTTCTCGAAATGAGATTGAACTTCCATCATAGATGTGACATAATTAGTGATTGTTCCAA